CTGCGATGCGCTGAGCGCGACGCTGCTGCCGCCCGGCAGGCCGAGCTTGATGCGGAGACGCGGGAGCAGGAGCGGCGCGCCCGAGCGGAGCGGCTGCGCACGGAGAAGGAGCGACGCAAGGCCCTGCGACGCGAGGTGAAGAACCTTGGTGCCGGCGACGCGGTCACCGTTGAGGGGATGGCGGCCTTCCATGGCTTGGTTGGCATCGTGGTGCATGGGCAGGGCGCGAGTGCGGTGGTTGAAGTCGGTGGGTCGTTGCGTATCGAAATCGAGGCTTGGCAGCTGCTTCCGGCACTGCTACAAAACGGGAACACCCATGCGGGTATCGCTGCTTGAGCAGCTTCGGGAAAGTCGATCTGGGGCACAACCCTTGCGCATCCCACCTAACCGACCGGCGCGCACCGCGCTCGGGCGGGAATGCGAAGCTATGAAAGGCTGATGCCGAGCCGCCCCCCGCAGCTGCGTGCAACTGTCGCACGGCCATCCAGCAACTGGGATCGTCGGAAGAGCAGGCATGAGCGCGGCTATGGCCGCGAGCATGAAGCCATGCGCCGCATTGTGCTCGCCGAGGAGCCTCTGTGCCGGCTCTGCCGGGCCAAGGAGCCGCCTCAGTTCGCGCCCTCAACGATCGCCGATCACATCCGGCCGAAGGCTGAAGGCGGATCGGACGAGCGCGAGAACTACCAAGGCCTGTGCGACCCGTGCAGCAAGGCGAAGACGGCGCGCGAGAGCGCCCGCGCGCGGCGCCGCGCACGCTGAACCATGCAGGGTGGGGGGGGGTGTCGAAAATCGACAGCCTGCCGCCGCCCGTACCGCTCTCGGGGCCTTTTTTCGCGCGTGCAGATTAAACTTCGGGTGCGTATTAAATTTCGGAGGCCGGGATGAAGCGTGGCCCCAAGGCCGAACCGCCCGCGTCGAAGCTGGCTCGCGGCACCTTCCAGCCGGTCCGCGACGGCGCAAAAACCGAGGTTCTCGTGCCGGGCGATCCCCCGGTGATGCCGGATTATCTGACCGCTGGCGCGATAGACGTGTGGCAGGAAGAGCTCGGCCGCGTAATGGCGGCGGGCACCGCCGAAATCGATAGCTCGCTGTTCGCCCGCTACTGCTCGCTTGAGGCGCTGGTGCGCGAGGCGTTCGCGGAAGGCGGAGAGCCGCCGCCCGCCGCATACCTGACGGTGCTGCGCCAATACGCCGAGCTGCTCGGCATCGCGGGTCGGAAAAGCCGGGTCGGCAAGGTGGGTGATGACCCGAGCAAAAACCGGAACCCGTTCGCGCGGAACGGCGCGCGGGCGCGCGGCTAAGCCGGCGCTCACATTCGAGCCAACTGAGCACGACCGCAACTATTGCGAGATCGCTCTCGGCTACGCGCGCGCGGCAGCGGGTGACAAGCGGCAGGAATCCCATTGCAAATGGGTTCGGCTGGCCGCCCAGCGGCACCTGGACGACCTGAAACGGTCGAAGACCAAGGCCTTCGACTTCTATTTCGACCCCTGGCACGGCAACGATATCTGTGATGTCATCGAGAAGTTGCCCCACATCGAGGGCAATTGGTGCACATGCCCGGGCGCCGCCGACGACATTCACAGCGACCGGTGCGGCAAGATCGACCTCGAGCCAGCCCAGATCTTCATCCTCAGCACGGTTTTCGGTTGGCGTCGGAAGGGAAGTGGCCTGCGCCGCTTCACGATGGTCTACGAGGAGGTCGCGCGAAAGAACGCCAAGTCGACGAAGACCGCCGGCGTCTCGCTTTACTGCCTCGCATGCGAGAATGAGACCGGGCCGCAGGTTCTCACCGTCGCCACGACGTTCGACCAGGCGAAGAAGGTCTTCCACCCCGCGAAGCGCATGGTGGAGAAGACGCCGGACCTGCAAGAAGCGTTCTCGCTCATCGCCTGGGCCAAGTCGATCGAGTGCAAGGACAATGGCGGCTACATGCAGCCGCTCCACGCGAAGTCGAAGAGCCAGGATGGCCACAACCCGCACCTCGTGACGCTGGACGAGTTCCACGCCCACAAGGATCGCGGCCTGTTCAACGTGATGCGGTCAGCCTTCGGCGCCCGCAAGCAGCCGCTGATGTGGATCATCACGACGGCCGGATCGGACATCAACGGGCCCTGCTACGAGGAGCGGGCTTTTGCGACCAAGGTGCTCGAGGGCACCATCGTCGCCGACCACTATTTCGTGATTATCTTCACCCTGGACCGAGCCGAGGACTATGGCGACGGGCGGAAGGTGGGCGATGACCCATTCGACGAGACGAAGTGGTGCAAGGCGAACCCGTTGCTCGGCGCGGCGGTGCAGCTCTCGGAGCTACGGCAGTACGCGATCGAGGCGAAGTCCAATCCCGCCGCCGAAGGCGAATTCAAGACCAAGCGCCTGAACATATGGATCGGCGCGCTATCCGCCTGGCTGAACGTCACCCAGTGGAACGTGTGCGGTGATACGAGTCTGACGCTCGACGATTTCGCTGGGCTCGATTGCTACATCGGCGCCGACCTTTCGAACGTCGACGATCTCTCCGCACTGGTGCTGGCGGCGATCGACGGCGAGGGCCGGTTGCTGGTCAAGCCGTGGTTCTATGTGCCGGAGGCGCGGCTCCATAGCGTCGACGCATCGGTCAAGCAGATCACCGAGCTCTACAAGCGGTGGGCCGCGGCCGGCGCGCTGACACCGACGCCCGGCGACTTCATCGACCACAACACGATCGAGGCGCAGATCCGCCTGCTGAAAGAGCAGCTCGCCGCCCGGAAGGCGACGTTCGATCAGTGGAACAGCGGGCTCGCCATGGCGGCGCGTCTGAACGACGACTTTGGTGAACCTGACAACCCGTTCGGCGTGCAGATGGCGAAGAACGCGCGCAACTACACCGACCCCGCCAAGGCCATCGAAGCGCGGGTGAAGGCTGGGCCAGCCCGCCTGCGACATGATGGCAACCCGGTGATGGCCTGGATGGTGGGGAACGCCGTCGCCGATCGCCGTACCGACGGCAGCATTCTGCCGAAGAAGGAAACGGCGAACAGCGCCAACAAGATCGATGGCGTCGACGCGATGATGAACGCGGTCGCGCCGATGCTGCTGATCGAAGAGGCCGCGCCGGACATCTCGGCGATGATCGCTTGAAAGGTATCCTATGACCGTGATCGAGAAGTCGGTCGTCACCCCCTCGGGCGGCGATCCGCTCGTCTATGTAATGAGCGACGAAACCGTCGACCGCTACGGCGACATCGTCGAAGCGCGCGGGTGGAACCTCGCCAACTTCACCAAGAACCCGATCGCGCTCTTCGGACACGATTCCAAGTTCATTGTCGGCAATTGGGCCGATGTGAAGGTAGTGAGCGGCAAGCTGGTCGGCACGCTGAAATTGCTCCCGGCTGGCGTGTCGCAGCGCCTGGATGAGATCCGCGCTGCGGTCGAGGCCGGCGTGCTCCGCGCCGTGTCGGTAGGGTTCCGGCCTATCGAGGCTGAGCCGATTGCCAACGGCGGCACCCGCTTCAAGCGCGCGGAGCTGGTCGAGTGCTCGCTCGTGAGCATCCCCGCAAACCCGAACGCCATCCAGCTCGCGAAGAGCCTTAACCTTTCCGACGATGCCCAGCGCACGATCTTTGGCAAGTCCGCCGACGAGATCGACGCCCTTCATCGTGGATACCCTGGCGAGCACGCCGCACCCACACAGACACCAAGGAACCACCAGATGAAGACGCTTTCGCAGCGCATTGTGGATGCGCAGGACGAAGTCGTGCAGCTGCGCGACAAGCTCACCGAGCACGTGAAGGACGACAATGCCGATCAGGTCGTGACGGAAGAGCTCTCGTCGCAGATCGAGCAGAAGGAGAGCCTGATCCTATCGCTGAAGCGAGCCGAGGGTGCCCTCGCGACCAAGAGCGCCGCACCGGCTGGTGCCGCGGCTCCTGCGGCCGGCGCACCGCGTGTGTTCGCGAGCGGAGCCAAGAAGACCGCTCCTCAGGATCTTCTGATCCGCGCGGCGGTCGTGCAGGTCCTGAGCCATATCGAGCGCCGCTCCCTCCATGACGTGCTGGTCAGCCGCTATGGTGAAGACGACACCGTCAAGACCATGCTCGAGTTCACCACCAAGTCCGCCGTCGCACCTGCAACGACGACGGCCACCGGCTGGGCCGCTGAGTTGGTACAGACCGCCACCTTGGACCTGATCGACAGCCTGACGGCCAAGTCGATCTATCCGGTCCTTCGTGATCTCGGTGGCCGGTTCACGTTCGGCCGCAACGGTGTGGTTTCGATTCCCGCGCGCGCCTCCACGCCCTCAATCGCCGGCTCGTTCGTGGGGCAGGGGGCTCCAATCCCGGTTCGCCAGGGCGCGTTCACGACATCGACGCTCACGCCGAAGAAGATGGCCGTCATCACCACCTTCACGCGCGAAATCGCGGAGAAGTCGACGCCCGACATCGAGCAGGTCCTGCGCACCGCCATCCAGGAAGACACTGGCGTCGCGATCGACACCGTCCTGATGGATGCGAACGCCGCCACTGCGGTTCGCCCGGCAGGTCTGCGCAATGGGGTCACCGGCATCACTGCGGCCACCGGCGGCGGCTTCAATGCCCTCGTCGCCGACCTCAAGGCGCTTGTCGGCGCCCTGATCGCGTCGTCGAACGGCAACGTTCGCAATCCCGTCTGGATCATGAACCCCGTTCAGGCGCTGTCGATCTCGTTGACGCAGAACGCAGCCGGTGACTTCCCGTTCGCTGCCGACCTGCGCAACGGTACGCTGCTCGGCTATCCGGTCGCGCAGTCTGCCACTGTTGCCACCGGCATGGTCTCTCTCGTGGACGCTGCGGACTTCTTCGCGGCGACTGGCGACGAGCCGCGCTTCGACGTGTCCGATCAGGCGACGCTGCACATGGAGGACACCACTCCGCTCGCGATCAGCGCAACCGGCACGCCGAATACGGTCGCCGCTCCTGTGCGCTCGCTGTTCCAGACGGACAGTCTGGGGCTGCGCATGATCCTCGATTTGAACTGGACGATGCGCCGTTCGGGCATGGTCGCGTTCGTGACCGGCGTGACCTGGTGATGATGGCCCCGTCACCCTCCACCGGGTGACGCGCTGCCCTCTCAGACCTCCCGCAATTGGAGTTAGTTATGACCGAACAGACTGCAGACACCTCCGCCAAGGCGGAGAAGCTCAACGCCGAAGCCTCCGACGACGTTCGCGCCCGCGCCGTTGCGGCGATGGAGGACGTCGAGGCAACGGAGCCGACGCCAACGCAGGCGGAGCTTGATGCTATCAAGCGCGGCGAGCACCAGGCGAAGGCGTCGTACAAGACGCGCCAGACCAAGGCCTGAGCGACATGGGCCTTCTCGCAAAGACCCTCTCCGTGTTCAGCCGAAAGGCTGCCGAGGGAGAGTATCGGGAAGGCCCATACTCTCTCCCGGTCACCGGCGGCATGCTTCCGGCTGACGCGGGCCAATATGCTAACTGGTGGCAACTGGGCTTCGACGTCCAGAGCGGCGGCCGATCGGCCATGGTTGAGGCCTGCATTGCCTCCTATGCGCAGACCGTCGCCATGTGTCCCGGACAACATTGGAAGTGGTCGAAGAACGGCGGACGCGAGCGCGTCGAGAATTCCGCGTTGGTGCGGATCCTGAAGAAGCCCAACGACTACCAGTCAATCTCCGACTTCCTGATGAACCTGGTGCGCGGCCTGCTCGACGATGGCAACGCCTACGCCCTGATCATCCGCAACGCCCGGTTCGAGCCCACCGAACTGCACCTGATGAACCCCCGCCAATCGGCTGCTCAACTGGCAGTGACCGGCGACGTCTTCTACCACATGTCCGGCAACCCCATTGTCGACGCCCGCTACGGCGCTGGGCTGGTGGTGCCGGCCCGAGACGTGCTCCACCTGCGCCTTCACACGCCGCGGCACCCGCTGCTCGGCGAAAGCCCCCTGGCCGCGGCGGCGCTGCAGCTGGCGGCGGGCAACGCGGCGCTGATGCAGCAGGTCCGATTTTTCCTCAATCAGTCGCGCCCGTCGTTCGTGCTCAGCACCGATCAGGTCCTGAAAGCTGAGCAGGTCGAGTTTCTCCGCGACAGCTGGAACAAGCAGTCGGCGGGCATGAACCGCGGCGGCACGCCGATCCTGACTGCGGGCTTGAAAGCGCAGCCGATCGGCTCCTCGGCCAAGGATTCGGAGCTGGCCGATATGCTGAAGCTCTCGGATCAGGCGATCGCCAACGTCTACCGGGTGCCGCTGCAAGTGCTGGGTATCGGCGGCACCACCTATGCCTCCACCGAGGCGCTGATGCAGTCGTGGCGCGCGGGCGGCCTTGGCTTCCTGCTGAACCACATCGAGGAAGCGGTCGGGCTGCTGTTCAACCTGCGCGGGCAGCCGGACGAGTATCTCGAGCTCGACACCAGCGCTCTGCTCCGATCCGCGTTCAAGGACCGGGTCGACGGGTGGGTGGCGGGCGTGAAGGGCGGCATCTTCAGCCGCAACGAAGCGCGTCAGGACTTCGAACAAGCGCCTGTGGAGTTTGGCGACGAGCCGTGGGTCCAGCAGCAGGACATTCCGCTTTCGGTTGCTGGCGACGCGGCGAAGAACCCCCCGCCGCCGTCGCCTCCGGCACCACCGGAGCCTGCTCCAACGCCAGAGCAGCAGCGCGCAGCCCTCGCGCTCTTCGAGAAGGATCTCCGGGAGGCCCTGAATGCTTAACACGAAGGACCTCGCCGAGTTGACCGCGCGCATCATCCGCGAGCACGTCGATACCGCACTGTCTCCTCTGCTGGCCGAGAACAAGGCGCTTGCCGAGCGCTTGGCCCAGCTGGAAGCGCGCGTGCCGGAACGCGGCGAGCA